CACTTGTGTCCACTATTGATACAGCAAGACGTCGACCATCGCCAAAACTATCCTCATGGTAAGCCATCTGAAGTGGAATTATTGCTCCAGTTCCGTTTGTCCCAAACGCCGTTACCGCGCCAGAGATTCCGCTTACCTGATCGTCGTAATAGATGACGAGCGCGGCCGTGGTCGTGAGGCCCGCAGTAGACGCCACTAGGGTGAGACCAGTGTTTGCCCCAGCGGTGAAGGCGGACGCGGTAACGCTACTATCGGCAAAGTTGTACATGATCCGCCCGCGTTCTGGTGCGGAGACCAGCAAAAGCTGGTCGCGGTCTATGTTAAGGCCCGTGAGGGTAAGGACGTTGGTCGTGGGCGAGTATGAGTAATTTGGCCAGATCTGTTTCATTGTCTTTGGTTTCTATGTCATCCAAGTGCAACTGCTAAGGCGACGGCCGTGCCAGTGGTCACTCCCCCTGCCCCGGCCGACCCGGTGACGATGGGCGTGCCGACGGCTACGGAGATGCTGGCCGGACCGCAGACGGTAGCGGTAAGGGCCATTATTCTGTCACCTCACCTGCGATCGATACGCTTCCTTGTAGCAGGCGGACTTTTGTGGCGGCTGAGGTGGTAAGGAGTAGATCCCAGTACCCGCCCGATAAGGGCAAGGCGGATGCGGTGACGGCGCTCAGTGCCAGGGTAAGAGACCCAGTGGTGCCGGTGGCAGTGACAGCCGCGAAGGTGGCCAAAAGGGAGCCGTTATAGGTGTCACGGATCTGGGCGGCTACGCTGGCGCCGGTGAGTGAGTAGGTGGCGGAGGTGCTGTCTTTTACGGCTACTTCAAGGGCGAGATCCACGCCCTGCTCGATTGTTAAATTATAGACGCCAGCGGCCATTATTCTGGGCGGTGGGTGTCAAAGGGGAGCGCCAGTAGCGGTGTCGTATGTTCCTCCGTAAGACCACCATGAGGCTGGGGTTAGGCTTGCTGAGTCTAAAGAAATAAGTGGTTCTGGCTCCCCAGTTTCTAGCCTTCTTGCTCCGATTGGAAGTGTGCCGCCGCAAATTGATATGGTAGATGATACTTCAGCAAATGAAGGTGTTGGTGATCTAAAACTATATTCGATCGCTGAATTAACATCATAAATATATCCATTCATGTTGGTTGTATATAAACTATCAACCATTTTTATGGCACCAAATTGTATTATTGCACTTTGATCGCTATATTCATCACCCGAGTAAAAGCCACTACCCCCGCACAAGAGTTGTTCTTCTTCTGTATATATATTATCATAATATGACCCGCTTTGAATCCCTCCAACATAGCTTGAAAATGGGTAATAAAATGGGTCTGCATCGTAATAAAAAATTCCACTTGCAGAAAAATTCCAACTCCTCACTCGCCAATATGTTTTCATGGCGTTCTCTAAAGACCATATTGCGTATCTACTATCTGTACTCTCTTGGATGCAATATGGAAAATAACCACTTCCACTAGCATGAAGAACTTTTCCCATAGGATTTCCTTAGGGCATCTGCCCTACGTTAATAGCCGATGACGGTGATGCGATAGGTGGCGGTATTTACGTCGATGGCAGTGTTGTCTGCGTTAGTGCAGCTCAGGCAGACGGTGTTGGTCTTATAGACTACGCCTTGAATAACTGCCCCGGCGGACACGGCCGTGGGTAGGCCGAGTAGCACGACGTTATTGACGGCCGCACCCGTCACGGTCACGTCGCGGTAGTGCTGATCGTTTGCGTTGACGGTTCCAAAGCTGACCGACGTAAGGGTGGTGACGGTATAAGGAGACGTCGGCAGGACGCCGTAGGTTACCGAAGATGCGAGCAGGCCGAGGTTAATCATTCCGCTGACGGCGTTAATCTGGGAAGGCTGGGCCACTGGGGTGGCGGTAAAGAATCCTAGGCCGATGCTGGTGGCTTGTAGTTTAACTGCCCCGTCCGATCCGTAGAGTTTTTGCGATCCGCCTGAGCTGTTAAAGCCGGTGGTGCTGTTACGCAAGAAAGCGGCGTAAGACTCGGCAGAAGTAAGGTAGTTCGGCTGGGGCGTGGGAATGGCGGATTGGCTGGTGATAAGATCGCGACGAAGTTTTATGGTGCTCTGCAGGGCGGTTTGTCTTGTGCCGCCGTCCACGATTTCAACTTCTAAGACTGGTTCGATGTAATCTTCGGTTGTCTCCGAAAATAGCTGATCGACCTCTGCCGTGTTCATGGTCACAGCGCTCTGATAATACTTAGCGTAAACCACGTTGGTCGCGTCTAAGGTGAGTGCGGTGGTGATATTCGTATACCCGAGTGCTCCGACGAAGCTGATGTTATAGGACGAGTAATCGGAGGCGGCCGCCACGGCGATGTTACCCGTAGAGATTGCGGTAATCCCTTCTAAGGCTGCGGAAAAACTCAAGGCAGTTTGTCCGACAAATATAGCGGTGGTGGCTGTCCCACCGTAGTTCAAGACAAAGGTGCCGGAATCCACGTCTGAACCCACGACAAGCTGGTAGGTTTCGTTAGCAGTAGCCGATCCGTGATTAACCAGGTTAAGCGCAATCTGCCCAGCAGTGGAGCTGGCGGCGAAGGTATCTGAATAAACGGCAGGCGAGCGGTGCAGTGAGACGGTTACCTGGGCGCACACGCCCGAGGAGTAGTTTAGCCGCGTGCCGATAAGGACGTCGCATGGTGGAAACAGGGTGAAGGAAGATCCGCTGAAGCTTAGGGCGGTGTTGGCAGTGGCGGCCGTAATTAGCCAGGCGGAGCCGTCGCCTCCGAAAGTAGCCACGGTGACGTTCCCCGCGATCCCTGAGACGGCGGAAAGGATGGCGGCGGTGCTGGCGTTGTAACTGATGGCGCTAGAGGTGCCGGTGGGTGTAGTAAGTTTAAACGTTCCTGCGGTGGGCTCAAGATCCAGAAAGCCGAGCCCGAATTTAAAGCTGGGGGAAGAAAACGTGGTGTCGCGGTAGAGGCCGGCCACTTTCTCCTGGGGCCGGACGCGTATGGTGTAGGTGTCGTTACGGGTAAGCGTAGGGAGGGTACCAAAGGGAGCCGATCCACCTGCAATAAGTGTGCCCGCTTTGCTATCGATAAGGATGTCTAAGCTCATTGTTTATGGACGCTCATTGTCAAAGGCTAGGAAGGAACTACGTAAACCTCTATGGTGTCTGGGGTGCCGTTACTGCAAACGTTGAGGGTGACGGTGCTAGAAAGGGCTACGGATATTTTAAAGCCGTTGTCTTCTTCGGTAATGGTTACGCCTGTGCCTGCGGTGGGTTTGGTGCACTCAATCCGATTGATGAGGCTATTAAAAAAGCCTAGAGCAAGGCGGGAGGCGCCTGCCAGTGGTTTAAGCTGAGGAACGCGGGGCATTACCTCACTACCCCGCCTGTGTTGATAGTGCCAGTGACGTTTCCGCTTTCGATATGTTCTTGGAAAATAACCGTTAGAACTAAGAACTGGCCACGGCGAATCGCTTCCACAGAAGCGTACGTGTAGCCGTAGTAGGAATCGAACCCAGTGGCGCTGGAATTGTAGTAAGGTTTAAAATTTACAGGCATAGTTGTGCCATTGATGGATGTAGGCATGACGATCTTGTTAGCGTTTGCGACAATTAGCTCAGATTCGGTTTGAGTGGAAAGATACTCTGCCTGGATCACGGCGTTTGGACCTAGAAGTCCCGCGCCTGGTGTAGGCACAAACCGAATGAGGGCGCCCGGCAATCCAGAGGCGGAGGTTAAGCCGACGTAGGTGACGGTGAGCTCGGAGATGTCGCCATCTTGAGCACGAAAAGAGAAGTTCTCCACCGCCATCCGCTCGTATTTCACGGAACTTGTGCTGAAGTTTTTGTGAGTGGTGAGGAAAGCGGGTTGGATGGCAGCACGATCCATAGTGCGAATGGAATAAGTTTCTGTAAGGGTTTCTAGGCCATTCCGCTCGGTGGCGTAGTCTACGCGGCGTAGAGTTTTGGCGCCTGAGGCAGGAGAGCCGATAATAATACCAGATGGCATATTAGGCTCCTGCTCCTACAAGTGGCGCTGAGGTGAGCTTTCGCAGTGCTTCTTCTAGTACGGTGTAAACGTCAGAGAGCGTCTTTTGGCCTTTGGCTTCTTTGCCAGCTTCCGACTTAATAAACTCCTGGCGACGGCTGGCCATGGTGCGCGGGCCGCCGCCTGCTGTGGCTGAGGTACTTTCCATCACTTTAGCATCAAACTCTTTTCTGTTTATTGCCTGTTGATCTTTAGCGGCCTTAGCGCGTTCCCTTGTCACAGTGTCCGAGATCCCCTTGTCGCCTAGCCCGCCGGCAAAATTAAGGACCTCGCCTGCGGCACCTGCTTTGGTTTGCTCGTACTGCCGAGACGTGCCGCCTGGGCCCGTCATCATATTCGCCTGCTCTTTATTGATCCTCTGCTTTTCCATGGCCGCCTGCACTTCAATGTTAGCGGCCTCGAGCATCCGTTCTGTGGCACGGGCACGATCCCGCTCGTAGCTATCGTTAGCCAGTTTCTTTTCACTCTCCTCGTTGGCAAGGACGCGCATGGCTTCTTCAGTGCGATCTTTAATGGCGTCTTTTTCTGCGGCGGCCGCGTCTTTGATAGCAGATTTTTCTGCCTTTAATTTCTCTTTTTCGGATGGTCCACCCTCGGTATCGATCGGACCAGTTTTGGCCTTAGGGGCGGTGGTATCTTTCCCAAAGTTTTTGCGAGCGGTGGTAGCGGCACCTGCAATACCCATGGCATCCTTAAAGTCACCACTCATGAGCGCACCAGCCGATGCAATGGCGAAGCCCAGCTGTTCGGACAGCATTTCAAGGGTTTTAACAACTGGCATTATGCCCTGCGCCATTAAGCCAAATCCTTTAACAAACTTATTTTGCAGGGTTTTAATCGCATCAGACGCCTCGCTGAGTTGCGAGATGGTTTCATCAGACCAGACGCCCATTGATTCGCCCTGGGCAATAATTGCGGCCGACCCTTGGTTCATTACCTTGATTAAATCTGTCTGCGCCTTTCCAAGTAGTTCATTGACGATAATAAACTGCCGTCCGTCATTAGCTCCGCTGGCAAAACTATCAGATATCTTTAAGAAGATATCTTCTGCGCTCATTGTTTTAAGCTGATCCATGCTAATCCCAACCTCGGCAAAGGTTTCGACCAAGGCTTCGCTTCCTGATTCGCCTGAAATTGCTTTCTGTTGGGCTAGGGATAATTTATTTAGACCAGCGGATACTTGCTCAAGATTAGATCCAAAGACCGTGGCGGCGTTCCCCAGCAACTGAAGCTTACTGGCGGACACTCCGAATTTTTCTGCAATATCCTGCAACTGATCCCCTTTTTCAATAGCGGTGCTGAATCCACTAATGACTTTGTCCATGGCAAAAGCACCGACTAGGGCGGTACCCGCCTGCTTGGCGAATTTATTTAGACTGTCCTCAGCTTTCTTCAGGCCGCGATCCATGCCGGACGCGTCGAGGGCTAGTTTAGCAGTTGCGACGGCGTCCATTTTTAGGCAAAGCCTGCTTTTTTGGAGTTGAATTTCACTATGGCAATGACGCTTTTGGCGAGTGCAGTGCGCTGGATGTCAAGCGACTTGGCAAGGTTGCTACGGGACAATGCCCTACCGATCCATGGCACGCCATTCCTAAGCTTAATGTAACCATTTCCCTGTTGCACCGTGCCACGGCCATATTTTGAAATAAGCTTTGTAACCCAGCCTTGGATTTTACCCACGCCCTTTACCCCGTCAAAACCGCCAAGAATAGATGCACACTGCGCCCAGCCAGCTTTAGCTATTCCTACTTTTTTCTTGGTTTGTGTAATGTATTTTTTCTGTTCGGTGTTAAGTAATATTCCACGATTGCCTGCTCTGGTTCGCCCTATATCTCGGGTGTATGTTCCGGCCTCGCTTGTTCTTCCACTGTATTTGCTCCGCATGCTTTGATGGAACCTCTTTATGGTGGACGAGTTTAAAATCATATCCTCCTCTTCCAACCAGACGCGGCCCTCCTTTGTGGTAAATCTTCTTTTAAATGAGGCCGGATCTAAAGCTTTCATTCTTATGGCTTCGCCCATCCAGTATCTGTTTAAAGGCTTTGTAATTTCTAAAATATCCTTTGCTACCCTACCCTCACCCTGTTTCCTTGCTTCCTGCCCCATCTTAAAAGGAGCAGTGACGTTTGTTAGTCGCACGGCCAATGATCTGCCTGATTTACGCAACTCTCTAGCCTGCTCTTCTTTATTTAATTGGCCCCAAAGCTTCAGAGCTTTATCGATCTTTTTTCTGTCTAGCACTATTGTCGCACTCATAATCCTAACAGCCTTTCCATGTCACGAATATCGGAGCCGCCGATATGATTTGCCCACCTCAACTTGGCGCCGTTCATATAAAGGAATACGTGTTCCGCCTGATGAACTTGGCTGAGGGGTATTTCCCATAAGATTTTTTCGATGGACCATCCGGTCTCCTTTGCCAGGACGAAGACGCACGCGGCGCTCCCCCCTGGCGCTAGGCGTTTGGGGGTGCGGCTTCTACCAAGGCGCTTGGTATAACATTCACGCGGGCCTTGTTGGCGGCCCCGAGCACGGAGGAGCAGACGAGGGAGGCGGTCGTCCGATCCTCTTCTGTCATATTCTCAGACCAATCGAGAAGCTTTTCGCGAAAGGCGTCCCTATCCCAAGCCAGTTTAATGGCGGCCCGCCTATCCTGGGCGAGCAGGATGTGGATATAAATAAATGACCAGACAAAGTAGATGGCGCTATCCGCCTCATCCCTTACCTGAAGCATGAGCAGGCGGCTGCCCTCCGTATATGGTGCCAGCTTCTCCCCTTTAAAGAATGTGTCTGGGGCAATAAACGCCTCGTCCAGATCTTGCTCGAGGTTGTCGCTCATAGTTTGTTTAGAAGGGCACGCTTAAGCTCAGGACGTGCCTTCTCTGGCACTAACAACGTCTGCCCGCCCCGTTGGATGGAAAGGATAGGCTCGGCCCGTTTAACCAATCCTAGGAGCGTTTCTCGGTTTTCAAGGGCGGCGCGGACAAAGCGGATGGCGGATTCTTTGTCAGATTTCATTTCGCCCCATGTGCGTTCCATTTCGGCACGGGCTTCGTCGCCGTCTGGGCCGGAGGAGCTGAACCAGAAGGTGACCTGCCTCTGCCCTCCTTCTTTCACAATACAGGTGACGGGATCAAGCTGACGGAGGGTGGCTCCGAAGGCAGTAGCGGCGGCCGCTACTTTCAAGTTAGTTGTGCCCCAGAAGCTTTCCATTTTTATGAGAGGATTTCAGTAAACCGCCGGTGCGGTTTAGCTCATGTTTGGATAGCGGGTGGCACTCACGTCTACAGTGACGAAAGCGTCTGGGCTCTTGGAGAAGGCCACAGACTCGACCACGATCTTGCCGCCTGTGCTGGTGGCGTTGGCGAGGGTGGTGAGAACGGCGCCTGCAGTTGTCGTATAGGAACCAGTGATGGAACCAGAGAAGCTGATAGAATCGGTTTGGTTATACAAAGCTAGGCCGACTACATTTCCGGTCGCGTCTCTAACTTCTGCGCGTTCAATGTTGCGGGTTTCAGAAAAACTCGAGATGAGTAGGCCGCTCTCCGCCGTAGCGCCAAAAGAAAGGCCAGTGGTTCCGATGGTGACTGCGTTTGCCATATTGTCCTAAAGTACGTGTCAACTCGCGATGGAACCGGGGAACGCAATGACGGTGAGCTTGTAGTTTTGGGTGTAGGACCGTTCCTCATTATCGGCGCTGGCCTCGCTAGATTCTAGCTTGGCGCTGTAGGTGCGGGCTGAGCCGATAGCAGTAGTGGCGTTGAGCCTAGCTGAGAGATTGGTAGCATCGTAGAAGCACTGCAGGATCTGGCTACACTGGGCGCTGTGAGACGCTGGGGTGGCGTCATCGTAGCTCTCATCAAAGATAATTTCTACTGGGATGCTAAATACGCCGCTGCCTCTGACGGGTTCTTCTGAGCCCATGGACGCCTTAATCACGATGCTGGGCGGCATGTTCTCCGTCTGATCGTGGGAGAGGTGATAGGTAGGGGCGGTAACTACGGGTGAGATCAGCTCTTTAAAAGCGGCTTCAATCAAACGATCCAGCATGGTGACGGCGGCCATATATTCGCTACCTTGTCACCAGATAGGACGGATCTCTGGATCAAAGGTCACCATGGTTTTGCATCCTGCCCCGCCGTGTGGGTAGATAGGGGTGTAGTGGTAGCGCCTTACGCAGTCAGGCCACTGGATGCGACCCCTGCCCCGCTGGGCTTTAGACGTATCCACAGAGCGATCGTTGTCCTCGATAATAAAGGTGCAGGGTAGATCCTTCCCATCGACGTAGTTGACCGCCTCGTAAAAGTGTCCCTCATCCTCCGCTCCATCGCCCAAGAAGCACCAGACGCGCCTACCACTGCCCTGCTCTTTGAGTGAAGCGGCTACTCCGGCCGCGATCCCGCAGGTGCCAGCAAGGATGCTGGAGGTGTAAAAGTTTAATTTACGGTCAAAGACAAACATGCTCCGGCCGTCTCTAATCATCTGCTCGAGCACGGCGGGATCTCCGCCTACCAGTAGGTAGTGGTAGTGGGAGCGGTGGCTAGAGAAGATCCAATCCCCTGGGGAAATGTTTTTAAAGATATCAATGAGCTGGTCTTCGTTCCCGCCGCACAGGTGCAGGAGATAAGGCAGTTTCCCCTGCTCAAAAATGTCTTTGATCCGTAGTTCAAAGCCGATGAGCTCGCTCTTAGTTTTCATTCTTTTTGCGAACACCAAGGGCGTAGACAATAAGGAAAGCGGCATCAAACCAATCCAGCTTATGACTTCCTGTGGCAGTTGATAAAATAGTCCATAAAAAAAGAACTATTACCAATGGCTCGAGCAATTTAAAGATATGGTCGACTTCAGTTTTAATTTTCATACAAAAGCGTCGTGGCTATCGGTGGCTAGTTTTTCAAAGAGTGCGACTTTGGCGTGGTTAGCGCACTCGTGTTGGCAGCTCACCCCAGGGTTAAAATTCTTGTGCCATGCCCGCGCCTCTTCGCTGAACCATGCCTCGGTAAAGCTTTGGTTTTTCATAGAGGCGATCCGGCCGTGGTTGCTGTAGGCGGTGTTATGGCAGGCGTAGATATCCAGATCCGCACCGACGACGCAGGCGGCCTGAGCGTAAAGGCAACGGTGAAACGGGCGCAGAGTAGATTTGCTGGGACTGTCCAGATCGTAGGTGGTGTTAATGGTAAAGTCTGAATCGCAAAAGGATTGGCACTCGGCCAGTTGTTCGCGCACACGGGTAGCGATGGGGGTGTGATATTCTTTAAAGTTCTGCACGTAGACGGGTGAGAAGCGTACGTTCTCCACGCCGATATCTTTGAGCCGCTTTGCAAAAGGGACTAGCCCCTCATAATTATAGTTTGTAATTATGAAATTTACACCCAGATCACACGACTGGGTTTTTGTCTTGGCGAATTGCTCTAGGTTAGTGATGACGCCGTCGAACCAAGACTCTGGCACGTTACGACTAGCGACCATCTGCTCGGAGCTGGTGTAATCCATCGATACCCGCACCCACTTTGCCTGGCCTAATAGTTCCGCCCGCAGGCCGGACATGCTCTGGCCGTTTGTGATCATAGACAGATCTAGCCCGGCCTCGATTGCGCGGCCCATAATGACGGAGATATCGCGGTGCAGTAGAGGTTCGCCACCGCCCGAGAAGGTGACGGCCTTGGTACCGATAGCGCCGAGATCGTCCATGAGCTGAAGGGCTTTTTCTTTGGGCATGGTGTCTTTTTCGTTCATGGCGGTATGCATGCCTGATTGCAGATGTAGGTCTGGCCGATCCTTCTTGCGGGTGGAGCCGTCCGAGTAGGTGCAGAATCGGCAAGCGTGTTGGCAGATGTTGATAGGCTTTACCCGCACGTAAATCGGGGCGGTGATAATATCGTCCCGAAAGCTGGCGATCTTTTCTGGGAACGAAAAGATTTTTAGATCGCTATACTTGTTTTGTTTCACAGCAGATCCTTCATTTCGACGAGCATGGTGGACCGCCCCAGGCTCAAAGCATCCAGCGCATCCTGGTAGGCGGGCACGATCTCGTCTGGGCTAGTTAGCTTTAAAACGGGAAAATTAACCATGGCCCGCACGGAGTCAGTAAAGTCTTGAACGTGAGTGGGGCCGGTGTAGAGCGGTTTAGTTTTATTACCGACGACGACGCGTAGGATGGCGGCTGGGGTAAACTCGCCGCAGGAGATATCACGGGCGGCGCTGAGGTGGTTAACGATTGCATCGAGTGCGTTAAGAATAAAATCCATGCGCTCAATAAAAACGATGGGCTTAAGGCCCGCTAGGCTCATCCCGGTAGCAAGGCCGACCATAAGATTCTCGGCCACGGGAGTTTCAACCAACTGGCAATCCGGCACAGCGCTGAGGGTGCCCGCGGCCCGGCCGCCGATCTTCACCCCGTACCCGATGAAACGGGTGGCAGTATCCGCCGCCAGCAAGTTCATCGCGGCCGTGAGCTGGCCTTTATAGGTCATAGGATTCCCAGTTCCTCGAGCACAGAGATAACGTGATGCGGACTGCGGGCAACCCGACCGCGTGGGGTAAGGACGACATTCTCCACGTCGGCGCACATGACGTGAAGGGCGGCTCGGTTGTGGACGTTGAAGCACGGCCAGCTGGGGCCGGTGGAGCTGCCGACGATGAGCTGGGCGGTGGTAGATGCGGCGCCGATCCAGCTTACGTCGTGCGGTTGGGAGCAGGCACAGATGCCCGCAGGGGCGGTGGATAGTACGCGCATCCCCTTTACTTGCAGGGTGCGGATAAGATCGACAAATCCCTGAGCCGAGAAGTTTTGAAACTGACCAGAAAGCGGTGGTGAATTGATAACGATGGCATCAAAGTTTTCCACGTTTTCTGTTAGTGCGGGATAATCAAAGAGAAGATCGTCCACGGTGGTGATCGGATTTTTCACCGCCATTCTGCTGGCCAGCTCGGCAAACCAATCGAGGTGGAACTGGGCAAAGTTTAATTTATCGGGATGACGCTCCCAGTGGCCGCCTGCGTTACGCCAAGAATCGATGCTTTCAGCGGGCGCCTCACTGATGGGGCGCAGTAAAATACGTTCTGTTCGGAGTGGATCTAGCTCCTCCACTTTGCAAAAGCCCGGATTATAGTAGTGGGTGATCTCTAGTTCTGGATTCGCCAGGCTAAGACGGCGGAGAAAGTTTAACTGGATGAGATTGTCCCCAAGACGCAGACCGTTGTGGGTGTGGATCACGGGTTTCTTTCCTTAAATATCTTTTCGCCGAGGACGTAGTTTTCCTGTGCGTTATGCTTTTTAAATTCCGCGTCCTGTACTGCTCCTGTGAAAAGCGGGTTGTTATGGGTGAAGACGACGTCGATGGCGGATACGATGACGCCGTCTTTCTTTGCCCGGTGGCTAAATTCGTTATCGCTAAAGATGCCTGAGCAGGCGTCGTACTCATTCGCAAAAAGTGAGCTCTGCTCTTTAAAGCGAGCTTTTGTTAAAATGGCCATGCAAAGGAGTTCGTCGGTGCGGTGCCCGTCGGAGATTGCCAAGACTTTGGGCTTACTAAGATCGCCCAGGCGTTCGGTCACAATCGTGTCCCAGTAGAGGGGTGGGTCCCAATCGTCGCTAGCTTGGATAAGGATCTCGCCCTGGGCTTTTGCGGCCGCCCGATTCCATGCGGCTACGCAGCTCCCCTCGCCCATAACTGGATTCCAAGGCTTGAGGACGGCGGCTGTGGTGTCGTCGTTATCGCATGAGAAGATCCATTCTATGTTTTGCGGGTTAGACGCTTTCTTCATCCATAGGACGCGGGCGTTAATGGCCTCCTGCGGTCGGCCACGGGTGGCGTGAAGGATGGAAATTTTAACGGGAGACTGCTTGCGCCAGGCGGTTTCGATCTTCTCCACTTCGGCCATGTCGCCGGTCATGCGGGCGGCGCAGATATAAAGATCGATGCACTCGAAGTCGTAGATCGAGCGCTGGCAGTTCCAGATCGATATGCCGGGATCGGGCTGGACCATGGCCGCCTTCAGCATGTAGTAAACAGCGCCCCACCTGCCCACGGATGCTTCCTCGCGAGCCATGTAGTAAAGCGCCTCACGGCGGCCGGGCTGAAGCTGATGGGCCTCGGCATAAAGCCGCATGCGGGTATCACGATCGGGGTTGGCGGCCGCATAGTTGCACATGGCTTCGTATTGCAGGGTGGGTTCCTGCTTAGGCCAGTAGGCGGCAACGCGCGACCAGACACCGCTCTCGTTGCGCTTGTTACCTAAGAATAGCTCTTGTTGGTAGTAGTAGGCGTATTTGCCCGCCTGGCTGAGTTCACCGCCAAGGATGCGGAGGTTACGATCTGCGCTGTTGGGCTTGTACCCGCCGCAGTGGTGTTCGCACCAGACGTTCTGCTCCCCTACGGATTTCAGGCCAGCGATCGGCAGGAGGGCTTCATGGACGGCGTAGTGCCAAGTGCCGGACCAGCCGCCACCCGGCAATCTTCGGACCATCCTCTCCCTTACTGGGTTTAGTTTGGCGTTTAAAACGGCGTAGACGCCTGCGTAGATCCCGAGGGCTGAATCTTTTTCAAACGCTTCCACGGCCCTCCTGAAGCATTTATCGAGGTCTGTGGCGGGTAGATCGTCGCAATCGAACCAGACGGCGTAGTCGCCGGTACACGCATTGAGTGCGCAGTTACGGGCGAGGGCAAAATTATCGACGTGGGGCCAATCTGCGGCCGTGCCTGAGTTGTGATAGGTGATGACGGTGGCGCCTGCTTTCTCGGCGATCTCGCGGGTGCCGTCGTCCGGCCGGTTGCCCTGGGCAAGTGCCACGATGATTTCGCTACAGAAAGGACGGAAAGCAGCCAAGGCTCTGGCTATAAATTGGGCCTCGTGGCCTGCGATAAAGTAGATCGATATTTTAGGAGGATTTCGGGGTGCCATAACTAGGGCTTACTTTTCTCTAAGTCCAAGGAGGTAGGAACCGATTGAGGTGTCGACGGTGACGATGCGGTATGAGACAGAGTTCGCCACCAGGACAGATCCGATGGTGGGGGCGGTGGCTAGTAAAGAGACGTCGATGGTGAAGGTGGTATTGAGATCGAGATCGAATCCGCCTAACTCAACATTCTCTTTGCGGGTGATGGTAGAAAGGATGCCGGTGACAGCGGTGGAACCGATGGTGACGGTGGTGCCTGTTTGCCCGTGCAAAACGGCGAGCGATTCTTTAAGGGCGTCGGTAAATTCAGACATGAATTGAGGATTTCTTTAGGTTGGAAGGGGCGGTGATCCGAGTGGACCACCGCCCGTTCCGAGTGACTTAGCTTCCTACGATACGTACGAGTGATCCGGTTTCACCGGCCTTCACGCCGTACATCAAGGCGTAGGTGCGTTGGAGGAGTCCGAGGGTGATGTTGTAGCTCTCGCGAACTTGGAGCGACAAACCAGTCCTAGGTTCCGTTACCACGGATATGTCTCCGGGGATGGGGATGCCTGTAGGAATTTCAGGAACGCGCGCTGCGATAACCAAAGCTTCTTTTTGCGCGAACAGTCCGCCAAGCGTGATGCTGTTGGAAGGCACTGCGCTGTACATGTTGATGTTAAAACCAGCCACTTGGCCGATTCCAGCGGTACGAGCCTGCTCACCAGTGATCTGCGCATTTGCGATGATCGTGGTATCGTTCAACAACCGGCCGTAGTACGAGGGCAAGAGAACCGCGTAGCGATCGTGCTGTGGGACGTTGTTGTTGTTAAGAAGGATTCCGGCCGACACTACGGAGGCGTAGGTGAAGGTCGCAGAGCTTTGCGTCAAAGCGCTGGTGAATGATGTCGAGGTGACGAGGGTGAGCAAGTCGCCCACCATCTGCAACCCAAGCGCATGAGCGGCCGCACCTGCGAAGCGCTCAATCAAGTTCACGTTCGAGCTTGTGCGCTCGAGATCGTCCACCGCGTAGGAGACGTGTTTGAATTTATTTAATGCGATCGAAACGTCAGCTTGCGTGATCGCGCTGTTGACGTAACCGTTCGCCTGGCTGTAATCAGCCGCCGTGAGGGCAGAGAGGCGAGCGGTGTAGATCGATGCGCCGTACTTCGCCGCATCCGATGAAAAGTCTGTGACTGCATTACGCAAGAAGCTGTAATCGGCGACGAGGATTTCTAACGCCCTCTGCGCGATTACATTCGCGTTGGTTGTTCCGAGTGAATTTGTGGCCATGGTGTTTGTTTCCTATTTCTTTAGGTCTTAAAGACCTAATTTGCGGAGAAGCTTGATTCGTTTAGAATCGTCTTTCTCCTGGTTGAATTGGTTTAGGATCTCACCGCGGCCAACCGGCTGGGCGGATTCAGCGGGGATCGGTTCCGCACCTGCAGAATCGGTCTTCGCTTTTTCTAGAGTGGTGACAGTTTTTTCGTCGATGACGGCGCTCATGGCGGCGACTTCTTTTTTGGCCATATCCATGGCGGGCTCTTCGGCGATATCGGAAACGGCGTCGGCTTTCATTAAGCCGAGGAGTTCGGTGAGCATGGCGGCGATATCGACCAAGGTGGGCTCAGCGGCTTTGACTTCGACGGGCGCGTCAGGCGTGGCGGCGGGCACTTCTGCCAAGGCGGCGACGACGGGCGCGACTTCGGGGGTGGCGATGACTTCGACCACGGGGGCCGCTTCAATTTTTTCGATAACTGGTGCTGTTTCCATTTGTAGATTTTTGATGTCAACTGCGCTGAAGGCAGAAAACATCCCGGCGGGGTTACTGGCGGGTGTGGAAACGACGCTGATGTCGTAGATCTCGCTTACGCGGGCGTAACGATTGCCGCCCATTTCGGCGGGTACGCCGCTGAACGTGAGGGACAGGCCAAAGCCCTCAGGCAGTACGGTGGCTAGGTGTTGGACGAACTGGGCTTGGGTGGTGCTAAAGAGGGTGAGATCGCCCATGAGCCGATCCCCTTTGATGACGAAGCTGTCGATGTAGCCGAGGATGCCGTCCACCTGGGCGCCGTGACCCATGGTGACTTTGATCCGCTTCATGGTTTGCGCTACGGCCAGCGCTTGTTCGAGGGAGGTTTGGTCGATGAGTAGGTCGTGGCCTTTAGCCTCGCCTACGGTGAGAATTGAAACGGACGGGAGTTTGTTGGCCATGCCCGCGCATGGCGTGTCAAATTAGTTGCGGGTGAGGACGGGGTCTGGAAAGACTGGCTGGTAGGAGGCGGGCTGGCCGGGTTCTGGCGGAGTGTGCAAATCCTCCATGGCCTTGCGAATACAAAAGGCAAGGCACTCAGCGCCCTCTTTTTTCTTCATGGCAATTGTTTGATTATTTAAACCGCCTAGCATTAGTTCGACGTACCAGTTGCCAAAGGCGCGGATGCATTTGTAAAGGATTGCAAGTGATGCGCAGATAAAAAACGCGCCCATGACTGGGCTATGCACTTGGAGCATCATAACAAATCCAAAAAGGATTCCAAATCCGCTAAGGAACATCCACAACACGCGGCCGAATATGCCCGTGGTGTCTTCAGCGCAACGGACGCCCTGCAGGTTGGCGATGGGAAAAGTCTGGTTATAGGGCGGCCCCAGAATAATAAGCTGACGAGTGACCATGACCACGCCGTCGTTATAGTATGGGGTGGCGGCCGCAGGCTGTGGCTGATCGTCAATAAACTGGGCGTCAATAGGATCAAAGGATATCCGGCTCACCCTTTAAGCCTGCTCCTAGTGCAGGCTGTAGCAACTACTTTCTTTTCTTTGTTTTGGGCTTGGCTTGGCCGATGCCCAAGGCGCGGACGATCATGTTTAGCTCTTTGGCGCTCAAGTTAAAATCTGGTGCGTCGTCGGCCATGATAAAGGATGGGGCGGCGAGCTGCTCGGGTACGCTGTTGGGCCCTGGCTTAACCTCGTTCGGATCGGTCATGACGCCTGAATTAATTCCGTCAGTGGTCTCGGTTGTATCGGTCGCAGTAGCGTCGGCCTGTGGTTCCTGCGGGATCGGCGCTTCGTCTGGGGCGGCGGTGATCGGCGCGGCCGCCGGTGTGAGTGCGGCGATGAACTGCTTTTCCTTGTTCATCTGCAAGACTTGCTCTTCCCAATCTAGGCCAAGTTCTCCAAAGTAGTCCTGTAGACTAGATAGGCCCGCCTTATAGTCCTCGCGAGCTTGCTGTGTCTCGCGCCCTGCGTCCACGGTCAAAGACTTTGGAGTCTGCCAGGATACTTTCCGATAATCTTCTGCGGGTGGTAGATCCCCGTTAGCGATCGCCCTTCCGATAAAGTAAGCCCATGACCTATTACAAAATCGATCGACGAGCAGGCGTTGGCGTTGCTCAAAGCGGCGCTGGGCCTTGGCCACAATAAACCGCATCCCCGCCCCACCGACGCTGGCGGGATCGTAAACAAACTCAATCGGTAGACCTAGGCCCATAGCCACGTCGCGGATTAGGAATTTTGCGAAAGGCTCAAATCCATTGTTCGGACGGTTCGGCGCAACCATCTCGATCTTCTCCCCAGGGGCGAGTCGCGGGATGGTGGCGGAGCTGGTGATCTGTTCGCGGGCGATGCTGTTGTCGCCTGTGTCGACGGGTTGGATATTACCAAAGAATCCGCCACTGTTGGCAAGGGCGTCGCCTTCGTTAGACGTGATGACTGCGGCGATCGATCCCTGCAATTTGAGCGCGTCTTTTTCAAACTCGCCCAAGAGTTTTAGATCGCGTACGTGATTGAGTGCGCGGGCCAAGTTAGATCCACCACGGATCTGGTCTGGCCGTTCCATTTCCATTAAATGAATAACGAGATCAGAATTAATTTTGCGGTACGTGTCGCCGAGTTCTAACAGGTAGGCGGTGGGCTCGCCCATCTTGCCGAGGAAAACTCCGTCGGTAGATTCGTAGTTGTTACCCTCGCAAACTCTGTGACCTTCAACGACTTGTAATTTTCCTTTGTCTGTCATGATGACGAACACGTCGCCGTCTACGTCGATCGATCGGCTGAGTGCTAAGAGAAGATCTGTCCAAGTCATTCGGCCCGTCACCTCTGGGTTAGGCGCCACTACGTCCCGCCAGTACTGCTCGGCTAACTTTCCAAACTCTGTATCTGTCCCGCGATATTGTGGACGCAAGCCAGGTCCGACGGAGTAGGCGGCGATTGAATCGACGGCGCCTTTGATTAGGCCGACGTTGCGGTACATGTGCCGGGCAAGTTTAAGAAGTTCCGTTCGCGTCCATTCGCTTAAATCTAGTGACGAATCGCGAGCGTGCGCACCGTAGATGACTGGGCGTTTGCGGGAGAATCCTGCCGCCTCGTAAGGCTGGAACGTACTGATGCCAGAGCCAAATCCTGCGCTGAAGCTTTTGATGCCTGCGCCAATCCGACGAACGAGGGAGACGTTGGCCATATTAGCTATCAATCACGAACGTGAAGTCCGCCGCGGTACGGGTTAGGGTGCGGCCGCCGAGATAATCGATGGCGCTTTGGAAGAGTTCGACGCGGTCGGTGGGCTTGAGATCGATCTGGAAGCTGGCGGATTGGCCACCGGCTGAAGATCCTACCAGCGCTCGGCCAGAGGCAGCGCCCGTCATGGCGGTGTTGCGGTCCGCTGCGAGCGACACAAGGGCGGACGCAGTCACCCCGCTGGCTTGAGCCAAGTAATCGGTGGCGACTGCCCGGATCAATCTGCGGGAAAGGGCGGCCATTCTCCGTAGCAGTTTGTCAACGTACCCAATTAAGTTTCTAAAGGTCATGCTGGAACTGGTACTGGCTTGGTTGGAAGAGGCTCAGCGTCGCGGATCATTGTCTCGATCATGATGAGGGACATTTTTTCCGTATCTCCAAGGTGGTTCCCGCCTACGACTTCCCACGCAAGTTCTTTATGACCAAATTTCATTCGACGTTCGACCAGACGTTCTGCGGTGAGCTGAGCGATGTAGTCGCGGCCAGTATTCCGAGGGAGCCACCAATCCTTCGTGTCGCGGTCTTTAATCTTGTTTATGTAGAGACGTTCTTTCCAGACGTTGTCGTCGTACTGGACCAATCGCACCGCTCGGCCACGGTGCTCGATCACCTGGCGGATGACGCTGGCTCGCATACCCGTAGACGCTCCCCTGCCTTTAGATGCCCAGAACTTTCCGCCTGAGTTTAAGACAAACTCGTACACCCCGCCGGTGCGCCGGGCGGCGTATCCAGAATCCACTAGGCCGCCATGGCACTGGATAAGTTTACCTGGGCAATCTTTAACGGGATATTTTTCGATAAACTTGGCCAAGATGGCATCCCAACCAACGCAGGATCCGTAGTCGACCATGGCGGACCATCTTTTGCCGTTGGCGATTCCTGTGGCCCGAATGAGCCACCAGAGTTCTGTTTGCTGGACGTCTACCGTCATAAACATGGCGTCGGGTTCCCTTGGAATTTCTCCGATAATATATTCGGGTGAGCTGGTAATGACGTCGTCGACGTTACTTGCTTTAACCGTGGTGGCAGATGGTGACCACGGCCGGGCTAGGTAGCTGTTAACGAAGTAGTGCAGACCGCGCGGGCTGTCGCGATCCTGTAGGAAACGGGTGGCGAGTTCGCCCCAGCGCTTAAAGGGAGAGTAAAGGGAATTTAAATGGTAAGAACGGCGGCCCGGCTCCCCCAAGGCGGTGGGCTTCCAATTGCCCGCAGTGAGCATAGCAGCCTTGTGTTCGTGTCCGATTAGTTCCCTGCACCCTGGACACTCGTATCGTGTAGACTCCGCCACCCGATCAAAATCCCACGTGGCAGTCTCAGCATCAAAAGCGGTCTCATCGTACTTAATCCCCTCCCACCCTAATTCTATCTGATGTTTACAAAACGGGCATGGAACCATGTAGACGCGTTGGTCACCGCGTTTGTATTCAGTCCAGACGTTTACGCCACGATCCAGCGTTGGGGTCGATGCCATGACGAACAACCAATCGGCAAAAGATTCCATCCGGGCTCCAACGAGCTGAAGAGGCGGCGCCTCCTTCTCACCCCAATCAGGAAACTTATCAATCTCGTCGGCAAAAACTAGACCAGCAGAACGGCTGGAGAGATTCGCGTCCGATCCAGCGCCCACCCACCAGACCGTTGCGTTTGTGAATCTTTGCTCGTCTAACTTAATTAGATCACGATCTGGGGGCATTTTTGCGGTTAGGCATGGATTACACTTTACCAACTCCAGCCACTTCTCCTGGCTGATGCTTCGTGCCAGCTTTAAACTAGGTAGCACCATCATTGACGCCGTCGGGCGCTCCGCTACCCGGTGCGCCAGCATGACCTGCAAAGCGGTAGACTTTCCTGACTGCACGGCAAAGCATAAAACTAGCTCGTGAACTTTTGGATTTGTAGAGCAGTCGATTACTTCTCTCAAGTAGGGCATGCGATCCAGCGAAAATTTGCCTGGCTGAACTTTTGAATACCGATCACTGAACTGAAGGGTGGCCTCTGCCCAAGCCGATACAGATCCGTAACCCGGTCTCATATGCTTGGCCCGCGCCTCTTGTTCTGCCTGATGATTGTTAATCGTCATGAAATCATGCCTCTTGTAGTTTGGTCATTAGACGGGTGCAGTAATCCGTGATCCATAAGTTCACTTCCTCTGTCTTTAACATTTCAAGACGGGATGGTGACGTGCGCATTAGATCATCCAGACCAGAACGCATCTCACGAAACACCCGATCCATAGCTTCCACGTGGGTAGACTTTGGCATCACAAACCCAGCGGCGGTCCGGGCACGCTCGTAATCATTGTGCCTTTTGATGGCGTTGTCTTGCAGTTTTGGAAGAACAGAAAAAGCACCACGCATCCGCATTGGATCCTTGTCTTCAGATGCCTCAATCAATTCATTTACACAGGCCCAAACGAAGCGGGCCGCCGCGTCGGCATGCCTTCTGTACTCAGCTACTCCGTGATCTTCCCCTGGCTGAATCGGTTCCATGGATGGGCGATCTGTGTGAGTAGCTGCGTGAGCCGCAACGGCCGCCGCTAACTTAACTCTCGGTGCACGCTGACCATGAACTGATCGCCATGCTGTCGCCTCTTCAATCGTTGTAAGAGGCATACCCTTGGCAACCCACTTGGCTACGGCCTGTCTGGAACATCCCCATTCGCTTGCAACGTCTTGAGCAGTCATTCAAACCCGCAACTTGTCAACCTAAGGAGCAAACTAAGTTCCTCTCATTTTCATAGTGACAGTCGTTCCAAC